CGGATAAGCACGGAGTGGTGAGGTCTGTAATAGAGAGAAGTGGGGATGACCATTTCGTTCACGCTTTTAATTATTCTGGGCTATTGGGAAGAAGACAATTTGGCGGTGAGCCGAATATCCGGGTGCTTGGTAGTGAGAAGAAGCAGAAAGATACTTTTAATGATGGGATGGGTGAGGTAGAGGATTAAAAAGGAGGTAAAATGTTGGGATGGATAATAGTAGCAGTGGTAGTAGGTTGGGTAGGTTGGTTTATTGTTGAAGTTTTGAAAAGCGATGATAGGGGATTAGTAATCATTCCGGTGATAATTCTCGGAGCGTTCTCCACCTATCCTATGTCTCATTATCTTCTTTATAGAGTTGACCCAATCCCTAAATTAGAGGCATACGAAAGGACAATTTCGCAGACCAAAGAATTGATTGGTGAAAGGAATATCAATCTTCAAGATATGGAGATTACGAAAACTCTGGCTGGGGTAATTAAGGAAAGGAATGAGTATATTGCTGGACTGAAAGCGGCGAAGAGAAATCCTTTCTGTTTGTATAAGCCAATATTGGAATTAGAATAAGAAAGGGGAAATTGCCAAATTTAACCTGTGAGGCACTTTAATTTAGCAAGACAGGGAGAAAGATACCTTATCGGTGATAAAAATGGCAAGGGCGTTAAGAGAGACGGGTAGAATAGGCAAATCGTAGGAGTTTATGATGGCAGAAAGTAGAAGTTTTAAGAAGAAGGAGGGAAGATGAGTTGGAGTAATTTATTTTGGGCTGGTTTCTTTCTGGTAATTTTAGAATTTTGTAGATGGGCGATAATTAGCAGTGAGCGAATATGTGAAGATATTAAGAAACATTGTAAGGAATTGGGATTAAAGGAGAAAAAATGATGGGGAAAATTATAGTAAGAGCACCCAAAACAAATGAGATGATTGAACCTTTTGAATGGAATGGAGAAATTTATTTCTTGTCTCCAGGACAAATAATCATAATTCAAAAATGTCCTAAATGTAATAACCCAAGAAGTGTTTTTTCCCCACTTTTTAATATGTGTGATAATTGTATCAATAAAGAAATGGAAAAAATTAACTCTAATAGAACACATCCTATGTGCTATTGTGATTCTAAAATTTTAAATGAAAACAAAAATAGAACTCCCGGAAGACCTGAAGGATATTAAATGGGTGCTTGAGAAGATTATAGATTGTGCTAAAGCGGGATTTACGGGAAATTTGCAGATAAATTATTTCAAGGGTGGAGTGAGTAATATCAATAAGACGGAAAGCATAAAAAAACTGAATGAAGATAAAAATAGTGGCGGTATGTGATAAGAAGGATTTAATTGCTTATCTAAAAGGAGACCTGATGGAAAATCATATTTGCCCGGAATGTGGATATAGTAGATGGAAGACAAAAGTAAAAGGGAAAGAGTATCAGTGTAGGAAATGTGGTTATATTAAGAAGATAGGGGGTGAGGAAAATGGAAGATAAATCTTTAATGAAATTAGCGGTGGAGATTGGGTCGACAACTACGAGGATTTTTGAGATAATTTTACCCAATCGTCTAAAAGAAGAAAACGAAGATAAAGCAGAAGCAACACCATACTTGGAAGATATTTATAAAAAACTTGATTATGCTCATCACCTTTTATTGGAGATTGAAGAAAATCTAACAATTCTTAAATAAAAGGGACACTCGTAAGAAACGAAGCCCGCTTAAAGCAGAAATGCGATAGGCGGGTTTTTTATTAATATGGTCAAACGAATATGTGCGAATAAGCAATGCAGACATCCCTTCTATGTATTTTTTAAGGATGACAACATAACATTCTGTCCTGATTGCGTGATGACATTTAGAAGGAAAAGGCGATGTCCCTCTTGCGGAAAAGTTTATAAGGAGAGAAAGGTATGTCCGATATGTCGGGTTGAACTCATAGAGATTGAACCTTCCATTTCCATTGAGAAAGATTTTGTATCAAAAGAGAATTTACCGAAGGAACTCCGAAATCATTTTCTCTTAATGGGAATGGTTGCCAAAGCAAAATTAACCGGAAAGCAAAAACACGCAATAAAGGAATATTTAAGAAATGGCGAAAAGAGTAGTAATTATTATCACGCTGTGGTGAAAATAAAAAGCATTCGGGAGGAAAATCGGAAAAAAAACAGTGTTATTATAGGTGCAGGGAAAATAATCAAACATTATGAATCTGACCCAAAGAGTTAAAAGTGCTTTTAATATTATTGTCAAAGGGCAAAATCCTGTCGTGCATACATCATCCTCATCTTGGGATACCATGGGAAAAATTCAACCAATGGATTACAAATCAATGGTATCGGAGTATTACTCCTGGGTTTATGCCGCCACTTCCTGTAATGCCCGGAATGTGCAAAGGCAGTTCCGCATTTATACATAAAAAAGGGGAAGGAGAACGGGAAGCCCAGATATGAGGAAGTAGAAGAACATCCCTTCCTTGATATTCTCACGAATGTCAATCCCTTTATGAACTCCTTTGAACTATGGTCTTTAACGCAAACTTTTCTGGATACTACGGGAAATGCCTATTGGTATTTTGTGCCGAATAGGTTAGGGCTACCCGCTGAAATCTGGGTCGTATATAGCCAATGGGTCAAGATTATCCCGGATAAAGAGAAATTTATTAAAGGTTATCTATATCAGCCCCCCTGGTCTCAAAGTCCGATTGCTTTTGAGGAAAGCGAGATAGTCCATTTCAAATATCCTAATCCGCAGAATCTTTTCTATGGGTTGGGTTGTGTTGAGGCCGCAAGATATTCAGTAGATACTAATACTTACATAAAAAAGATGGAGATGGGTATTTTTAAGAATGCTTCATTGCCCGGCGTGGTTTTAGAAACCGAGCAGGAACTATCCGACCCTGTATATAATAGATTATTAAAACAATGGAATGCCGCACATCGTGGGGTAGACAAGGCAGGGAAAACCGCAATCTTGGAACAGGGATTAAAGGTTAGTGCAAATATGTTGCTTACCCCCAGAGAACTTGATTTTCTGGGAGGGAAGAAAGCGACAAGGCAGGAGATTGGGGCTATATTCGGTGTTCCCGATGCAAAGTTAGGTTCTACAGAAGCGTATAACAGGGCTAATATGGAAGGTATTGAATATTCATATCAGAGCGAAACCGTTGCTCCGAGATTAATTTTAATACAAGAGAAAATAAATGAGAAGGTTATGCCTCGTTATGATAGTGCTCTTTATTTTGAATTTGAGAATCCCGTGCCGGAGGATAAGGATTTTGCATTAAAGGAAAGAGAAAGCAATTTAAAAACTTTTTATACTTCCGTGAATTTAGAGAGAGCAAAGGAAGGAGAAGCGCCTGTTCCCTGGGGAGATGTGCCTCTCGTTCCATTTAATCTTATGCCTTATAGCGGGACTGCTCCCAAACCATCTCCAGCCAAAGAACCGGCAAAAGCAGTCCATAAGCGGGCATATACAAAAAGGGAAGAATATAAAATATCCGTCTTTAATGCATCGCAATCTAAAAACGAAGGAAAACTGAAAGGTGTTTTGATTAAGTTCTGGGAAGAGCAAAAAAGGCAAGTATTGGCAAACTTAAAGAAAGTTAAAGCCATAACCAAGATTGCCGAAGACGATGTTGATTATATCCTTTTCTCTATGAAAACGGAAAATAAACGGATTATTGATGCCACTAAACCCGTGCTTATGGAATCATTGAAAGAAGGGATAACGATAGGGATGGCAGAGGTAGGAATAGATATTGACCTTAATTTATTTAATGAGCGGATTGCGGGGGCTATTGCCAAAAGAGCACCCTTGATTAGAGGAATGAATGAGACCACACAAACGGAATTGCGGGGTAAACTTTTAGCGGGAATTAAAGAAGGCGAATCGGTAGCAAAACTTTCCGAGAGGATAACGGGATATTACAGCCAGACAGAAAGATACAGGGCGGTAATGGCGGCAAGAACCGAAACAGCAGTAGCGGCAAACGAAGGTTCAAGATTGGCATATCAGGAGGCAGGTATAGAGAAAAGGCAATGGGTAATTAACCCTGCAACTGCCTGTGATATATGTGAACCGCTTGATAGAACGATAGTCAATGTTGATGAGGATTTTCCCGAAGGTGAAGCAGGTGGAATTCATCCGAATTCATATTCAAAAGATACAGAGACATATACAAAAAATGGATTTGAGTTGATAAAAAATATAAAGATTGGTGACAAGGTATTATCCCTGAATCTTGATAATAAAAATCTTGAATGGGTAAAGGTTAAAAATTTAGTTAGCCATTTTCAGGATAAGTTAATATCTTTTAAGTCAATACATTTTGATTTAGAGGTTACGCCTAACCATCAAATTCTTTTCCGAACATTTCTTAATAGAAAAAACAAGTTAAGTGATTTTAGGTTTGCAGATGCCAGAAACTTATTTTCTAAATCAATATTATACCGTTCTTCAGAATGGAAAGGGAAGAATATAAAATTCAATACTTTCGGATTAACCAAAAAAGATTTTTGCACTTTTATGGGTTTCTATCTTGCGGAGGGTTGTGTATCAAGGAATAACATAATAATTTCTCAATTTGGTGCAAAAAACAAGGAAATGGCAGATGTATTATATTCTATGAATTTGGATATAAGAAACATAAAAGTGAAGGGGATAGAACGGGGATTTAAAGTTAAAAATAAAAAATTAGCAAATTATCTTAAATCTTTTGGGCATAGCCACGAAAAATATATTCCTGATGAAATAAAACAACTTTCCCCTGAATATATAAGATTATTTTTAGATGCTTTCAGGTTTGGGGATGGGTCAACAGTTAAAGGCAAAAAATTTAAAGGTGGGAATTTTAGAGATGAATTAACCTACTTTACTGCTTCCAAAAGATTAGCGGATGATATTGGAGAACTAATTTTAAAAATTCACCGCAGACCATCTTATTATTTACAAAGAAACAGGGGAAAAATTGTTAAACATAAAAATGGAGAATATGCAGGTAAATATGATATATGGGTTATAAGGGAATGTTATTCCCAAAACGCATATTTAAAAAATTTGAAGGTAGAAACGATAAATTATAATGACAATGTATATTGTGTGGAATTAGAAAAAAACCATACTTTATATATTAGGAAAAACGGGAAATGTGTTTGGTGCGGTAATTGCCTTTGCACTGTGATCCCAATAATTGAATAAGGAGAATAAAATGGAGATGATTAGGAAGTTTTATAACGGGGTGATTAAGGAATCTAACGAGGAAGAAAGAACTTTGACGGTGCTTATTACTACTCCGGCAAAAGATAGGATGGGAGAATCGGTAAATGCGAGAGGTGTTAATTTAGATAATTATAAAAAGAATCCGGTAGTATTGTGGGCTCATAAATATGATATTCCTCCGATAGCCAAAACTTTATGGATCAAGAAAAGCAAGGAAGGAATTACCGCGAAGCCACAATTTGCAAAGACCGCTTTTGCCGAGGAGATTTTCGGACTCTATAAAGACGGATTTCTTAATGCTTGGTCTATCGGGTTTATGCCGGAAAAATGGGTAGATGGCGACGAAGGTGATGACCTAAAGCGAACTTACGAGAAATGCGAACTTTTAGAATATTCCGCTGTTCCCGTTCCGGCCAATCCAGAGGCAATAACGCAGATTCGTTCAATGGTAAAATCTAAAGTAATAGTTGATGCTGTGGAAAAAGAGCAAAAGAAATTAGGTGAGGAAGTTCTAAAGCCGGAGGAAACCGATGATTATATCCGTATTCCCGTAGACGAGCCGAAGTCAGATGACACTATTAGAACCATTACCGTATCAGAAAAAGAGGGTATTCAAGCCCTGTATGCTGTGGAGCGGAAATTGATTCTGACATACATATTTGATAAGGCCAAAAAATGGACAATGGCAAAAGCAAAGAAATGGGTAGAAGACCATAAGGATGACGAAAAGATAATGGAGACAATTATGGAAGAAATAAAAGCGAAGTATACCTGCGAATGTATTAAATGCGGTAATAAGATTGAGACAGATGAGCACTGCAAAGATTTAAAATGTTCTAAATGCGGTGGACAGATGAGGAGAGCAGAAAGACCTGGTCCGGGACAAGACGGGAAAGACGGGAAAGATTCCGGGAAGGAAGCAACCCCCCTTAAAGAGACACCAAAAGAACCTGAACCTAAAACAGCCACGGCAGTAGATATTTCTGAATATACTGTTGCGGATTTATTAATTGCTTTTGAGGGCGGGGTAATTAGTAAGGATGAAGCCCTGAAAAGAGCAAATGAGATTATAAGGGAAGCAGGTATTCAGATTGAAGCAGAAGACAAGGCGGGCGCTGTTCTGAATAAAAAGAATAAAGATAATCTCAAGAAATCGCAGGAACTTATCCAGAAGGTGTTGGATAGTTCGGGTGCAGTTGCTGAAGAGGAAGAACCTAAAAAAGCGATTAAAGACCCAAAACCTGAACCTGAAAATACCGATAAGGATAAAAAACCTAAAGATGATAAACCGTTATTTGTGCCGGTATCTGAAAAAGAAAAAGAAGTGGAAGCGGAGACGGTAATATCATCGGAAGTAGCGGAAGTAATGTCGCAAAAGATTGCCGATGCAGTAGATAGGGCAATTAGGAAAATAACAGGGAAAGTAAGTTAAGTAAAAATTCTCATTGTTAAGTTATCAAAATATCAGGTGCTGGAGATGGTCAGTAATATAGTCATTAGGCACTGGAGATATTAGAGAAAGAATGGTGGGATAGGAAAAAAAGGAGAAAAAAAGATGGGTAAAGAAACTGAAAACAAAG